AAAATTTAGTGGATGAAAAAAATTTAGAATCTGTTGAAAATTTAATGATTGATTGGGTATTATATGAAAATGGATGGATAGTAGAACTTCAAGGTGATGATTATAAAAATGGACATCTGTTTTATTATTTGTCGCAAATACGTGGTTATGGTAGTCATAGACCGAAAGAATTAGAACTTTTTAAAAAAGTTTGTCAAAAAGTTTAAGTTTTGTCAAACTTTGTCAAAAAGTTTAAGTTTTGTCAAACTTTTTTAAAAAGTTCTTTTCTTAATAACTTTGATTTTAGATATTTTTTTTGTTTGTTTTGAAAGTTTTTTATCAAACATATTTTGACCCCACAAACGAGAATATCCATCTATTGCCCAACTATATTTTTTTGGAAATTCTTCAAAATATTCTTTCGATAAATAACCATCCTCACCTTTTGCTATCAAAAAATATACATTTTTTTCACCAACAGCCAATGGATATGGGACGCCGCTATTACCAACTTGCGAATGGTATTCTACTATTTTGTCTTTGGTTTCAAACTCGTAAATCCACGGTCCTATAAACAAGTATCTATTTCCTGAAATATGCGCCAATATTGTATTTCCTTTACCACCAGACCAAGCTTTTCCTCTATCATCAATACCCTTTGGAATAAATATTTTGTTTAATTTTCTATATGATTTTACCAATACAGGATAATCATCATAATTTTCATCATTATATGTAAAAATATCTAATCCTTTACCCTTTATAACAACTTTATATGGTCTTCCCCCATTATCAAAAATGAAATATTTTTTACCAGTTACTTTTTTTGATGTTTTTGATTTTTTTGATTTTTTTCTTTTAGATTTTGTAGCTCTTGTTGCTGATTTTTTTTGTGAATATGTTTGTATAATTTTATATTTTTTTATAATATTTTTCTTTTTTAAATTTTCAAAAAATTTATTTAAATATATTTGTGTTTTTTTTTTAGAATTTGGTGGTCCTGAAAATTGTTCTTCTCTTTCATAAGGATATCCAGTTGCACTTCCCGTACCAACCCATTCCCAACCTTTCGGAATGTTATAATCCCAACTTTCAACATTATTAAATGAATAAAGAACAAATAAATTATTTTTTTTTACCCAACGTTTTACATTGTTATTTTGTACAATAACCCACATATTTCCATCATTTCCTTTTTTTTTTGTTCCTACTGAAAATAATGTTGCTGAATCTTTGGGACCTTTTCTCATTATATATACTTTAGAAAAGTATTATAAAAATTTATTTTTACTTTAATTTATTTATCATTTTACCAAAATATTTTGTTAAAAATATTACAAACAATAATACACCTATATGTGGAATAAAATAACTCCAAAACGATTCATTCCTCATCACCGACAACTGATAATCTAATATAATTAATAGAAAAACACCCCAACCAAAAACCCAAGTCATATTTTTAAATACTTTTAAATCTTTCGTAAATAAAAGTGGTATTAAAAAACTAATTACTACCAAGAATTTTATTATCATTAAACTAACGAGCGCGTACAATGGACCATTTGAATGGTCTGATGTGTTTTGTGCTTTTTTTGATAAATACATACCATACCCCTCGGATATACTGTCTGAAATAGCTAAAGAAATAACACTTACTATTAAAAATAACATCGAAATTTTTGTTTGAACTAACCCAGTTATAACACCGGTTGTGGTGATAATTCCTGCATTTGCTCCAAATACAAATCCTTGTCTTAATGCATCAATCATATATTATATTTAAATAAAATAAATGTTTCTCGGAAAATATATTAACTTTAACAAGTTTTAAAATATATTTCGTCATTTTTCAAAAAAATTAATTTTTGAAACATTTATTTTTATTATTATTTTATATATCGCTCATATCTGTTCATAAACCACCACCAGATAATAAGCCAAATTTACTATAATCTTCGCCTCACCCACCGGTTTGACCTTTATTACAGGCGGCCTTATGTCAGCCTCCAGTTTGTTTTTTCATGACTATACCCGGTAACTCGCCGAATTTTGTTTTTCCTACTTTTACAAACCCATTTTTCTTATAAAATTTGATTGCTCTTTTATTATTCTTTCTCACGTCCAAAAATAAATTTGTTTTTTTATGTTTTTTTAAAAATTTTAAAAATATTTTTTTTACATGACCATTACCCTGTGTTTTATTAACCAGTTGGTTGATTTTTATATCTCCTTTTTTAATATTATATTTTGAATATTTTCCTGGATTTACTTTATATTTTTTCCAAGTCAATACAACACCATTCTTAAATATAATTTCTTTATTCATAAATTTTTCTTTCAAAGAACCTTCTAAAAAACGGAAATATCCGCGTGGAAATATTTCGGGATATTGTTTAAATATTTTCACTATTTTTTTAATTTTACTCACTTTTTTCCTTGTCTTCTTTCGCTTTTTACGAAACGATTTTTTTGTTACTGCCATTTATATATATATCTTTTAAAAAAAGATATGGCAAAAATATATCTTTTAAAAAAAGATATTGCAAAAATATATCTTTTTTTAAAAGATATATTTTTGCAATATCTTTTTTTAAAAGATATATAAAGCATTTTATATATTTTTATTAAGATGCCTAATGATAACAATTATTTTAGTTTAGATATGGATGAAGAGTTAGATACTGAATCAGAAATAAAAAAAATGAAAGAATATTCAAGAGTTTCGAAAAATTATTTGCTTTTTTTCCAGACAATTTATACATTAACATATCTGGCAACAGAAACATTGCAATTATCAAATTCAATAAACAAACATGACCATATAAAAATTACATATTATTCATATGTGTATAATTTAACACTTATATTATTTGTTTGTTACGCTATTAATAATATAAGTTCAATTGGATTAAATATAGTATTAAACGACGTTAACTTGAAAAATCATGACATCGTTTTATACGTATTTTTTTGCGTAGGTGGCGGTACAACATTCGCAATGTTAGGTGAAATACAAACTCTAAAAAAAATAGTTATTAATGGTGATTTTTTAAAAAATTTGTCATTAATCAGCATTATAACAATAACAGCAATTTTAATCCCAATAATAATTATTTTATGTAATGAAATATATCTTTCATGGAAGGAAAAAAAATTAAGGAGAGAATTATTCAATAGTATTATTGTTACATCATCTTTCACATTGAGTTATTTTATTTTATTGGCAAATGGTGCAGAAGAAGTGCATCTACATGTACATCATGCAATATTTGCAGGTACTTTGGCAATGTTTTGTTCAAATTGGAAGAAAAAATACGTTATGTTTTTACATGCTGTACTCATGGGTGTCGTGATAGAAGGAATTGGATTTTACGGTATATCTGAATTTTATATTTTTATGTGTAAAAATACGGTTATCGACACGTTAAATAATTCATTGATATTTGTTTCAATATACACTTGGTGTTGGTTTATAATATTTTTTACAACATATAGAAAAATATTTGGAAATTAATTATCAACAATGTTTCTTACAACGTATAAATTAACAATGTTTGATGTACTTTAACTGTATATCCCAATCTCTTTGCTTGCGGCAACATTAATTTAATGGGTGAAATCTTTTTATAAGAGAGTACAATTTTATCAAAGGGTTTCATACCACATTTTTCCAATATTTTTTCAGTTTGAAAAGTGAAATCATAGAATTTGTGATTTTTTCGCCAATCACCAACCATAATACAATATTTTGCACCCGGTAAAGCTTTTTCTACTACACGTTTCCATATTTTTTCATATTGTTCCAAAAATAAATCCCACGTTTTTTCTCTATCAATGCCATCTTTTTCATATTTTTCCAAATTCCAATATGGTGGACAAGTTAATAAACCATCATGTACTGGAATTTCTGCCGTTAAACTATTCGCTAAAATATTTTCCACTCCAAACTTTTCCTTTGCATTTTCAATTGCTTTTGGTGAAATATCATATCCGATATATGTTTTTTTTGCGTTTTTTATTGCTTGGTGCCTTTCCCCCCATCCGGCAAAGGGGTCGAAAATATTATTTTCGTTTCTTAAATGATATTCTGCACACCACTCCGCTATATCTTGTGGGAAAGGACTGAATGTCGAGCGACTGGATTTTTTATCATGATGTTGTTTACCCCTAATACCTTTCATCCCTGAAGGCTTCACGTCAAATACCGAAACTGGTAAATATTTATAACTTATATCAGTGTTCTTCAAATCTTCTTTTTTCAAATCACTTTTCTTCAATTTTTTTGGTTTCAAATCTTTTTTCTTCAAATCATCTTTGCTCTTTTTTTTCGAAATCTTTTTGTTTGAATCCATTTAATATAATTTTTTATTTTTTTTATGTTTATATAAACATAAAAAAACTAATTACAATATTTTATTTACAATATTTTTACAATATGTTGAATTTTATAATGTTTTTACATCATTCCCATTCTTGGGAAACCAACAAGATTAGCACCAATACCGAAACCTGCACCAGACCTCGCAGAAACAGCCATCGAAGGTACATATGTATCGAGTATGGAAAATGTGGCGGCGGCAGTCAAGGCAATGAGCAATACTTCATCCATCTTAAGTACTTGTTTTGGTATAGAATATGCAGCAATTGCTACCATAATACCTTCAACAATATATTTTACAGCTCTTCGAATCAATTCTCCTAAATCTAAAGCGTTTAATAAATTTGCTAACATATTTATACTAATAAATTAGAAAAAAATAATATAGAAACAAAAAAACTTAAATAGTAAAATCATTAATAGAATATATGAGTTCCAATATGAATTTTACAAGAAAAACTACCGAAGATGGTGCTGAAAACCCAAAATATGTTGATTTACTCGAAGAAGATAAACCAATTTCCGGTCAAAAATTTACATGCGTTTCTTTTATTTCACCTGAAAACATTTTAAAACAAAAAAACCATTACTATTTTGAGGAATTCCTAAAAGATTTTGATATGACAAAATCGGTTAAGAAATTTACACAATTTTTAAATTTTGTTAGTTATAAATACAATATAAAGTTTGAAAAATTAACAGACGATTTAAATGAATATCTCAAAAGTGAAAGTGAAAATTTTGATAGTAATTATGTTCGTGATGCTTACAAAAATTTTGTGGATGGCCACGAAGAACGCCTTGAAAACAGTTTTTCTGAAGCACAAAATTTCCAAACAAATACTCGTGGTTTGAAAATTAGAGGTTCATATCCCACACAAGGTGAAGCAGAACTCCGTTGTAAATTACTTCGAGAAGTTGACCCAAATCACAATGTTTTTGTTGGTCCGGTAGGCATGTGGATGCCATGGGAACCCGATGCATATAAAACGGGTCGTGTGGAATATTTGGAAGAGCAATTAAATCAATTAATGAGTGAAAAAACGAAGAATGAAGAGTATGCTAAAGTTGAATTTGATAAGAGGGTACGAGAAACAAAACGAAACGCAATTAAAAAAAATATCGAATTAGCAAAAAAAACAGGTAATAAATTAACGCAAAACATCGATGAACATGGTAATTTGGTTGGTATTAATAACACTATTGAACAAACATTGGGTTTGAAAGAAGAAATAACGACGGCTGATATTCAAAAAGAATTATTTGAAGGCGATAATATTGTTAATACAAAAAGAGACAAAGGTACTCGTAAATTTAATTCTGACGGTACAAGAAATTAAATTTTTTAATTTTTTATATTTTTTAATTTTAAACATTAATGTTAAAAATTAAAAATAATTTTCAAAGAATTTTACTATTTTTTTATTATATTTTTTCCCACAACAATTATTTACACAAATAAAATATAGGTCATCATTGTTTAAAACATTAATAAAAGGTTGCATATAATTTTTTTCCATATACAATCCAGCATTTAAATACACAGAATTGTTATTATCCTTGATTGGTGTTAATTTCTTTTCATATAAAGCATAATTCATTGCTAATAACGTAAATCTTGTCGCTATTAATCTACAATCTTTATCACTTTTTATATTTTTTTCAATCGATTTTTCTATAGATTTTTTGGCTAAATCAAATACTTTTTCACTTGAACTTTTCTTTAATGGACATATTTGATGTGTATCCATATAAATCATTTTTTCCCCTGTTATTTTTTTATAAATTTTTGAAGATAATAAATTTGCACACCAGTAAGGCCATCCCCATTTTTTTCTATTATATTGTGTTACCCTTTTGAAATCATAAGGAATACAAAATGCCTTACCCATAATATCACTTTTCTTAACCGGTTTTATAACAAAAGTATCATCATTAAAAAAGCAATAATTCTCTCCCAAATCTTTTATATTGTGTAAATAACATTCAATAATTTTTGGTGCTGCACTATTTTTTTTGGTTGGTAAATACTCTTTTGGAATTATATCAGAATGTCTTATTATTTTGCATTTTTTTCTAAAAGATGGTTTCAAATTTTTTAGGTCTCTTTTTAAAGGATTAATTCTTTGATATTTTGTAACTAAAAATATATTTCTAACCCAGTTCATATTTTTTTGCAATAATAATATATTTATTACAAAAAGAATGTTTCTATTGCAATAAGTATAAACAATATCCATTTATTTATATTTATATTTTAAAATTTTTATAAAAAAGTTTACCACTTATTTTTTTTTACATTGATAATGGGGCCCTTTTTTAATGATTTTGGATCATATTGTTCATCTTCATCGTCATCCGAATTAAGGTCTTTTGACAATTCCCAGAATTCTTTAGAACCCAATCTAAATTCATTATGTGAAGATGCTTTATACCAAAATATTTGGTCTTCCAATTTGTTGGATTTTGCATTATTTGCAATTACCAAACATTCATAATTTTCGGTACACTGGTCCATTACTTGACAGAATGATTCAAACGTAGTAAACATACCGGCATAATTTTCATAAATTCTTTTGCGGTTTGTAATATAGGGTTCTCTTAAAATGAAAGTATAATCAATATTTGTTCTTAAATTAGGTGGTACACCTAAAGGATATTGCATTGTAATAATTAACATTATTTTCCAGTGACGACCATTCATAAATAATAATCTCATCACTTTTTCACGAGACCATGAGTTATCATATAAACAATCATCTAAAATAACAAAAGCTCTAGCATCGATATTTGATTTCCCATAAGCAGCTTTATCTTTTTTTATTTGTTTCATGACTATTTTTTGCCGTTTTAAAATATTTTCAATAATTGCTGAATTATATTCATCATGTATAAATAATTTAGGTACTAATTTTCCATAAAACCCGTTGCCTGCTTCTGTTCCTGAAATGACAGTACCTATAGGAATATCTTGGTGATAATATAATAAATCTTTAACTAAAAAACTTTTACCAGTATCACGTCTACCAATTAAAACAATAACTGGACCGCTAGCAGCATTTGGGTCAAATAAAATATTTCGCATGTTAAATTTTTTTAATTCTAAATTCATATATAGTTAAATGAGTAAAATATCTCAAATAAAAGACGCATTATTTTGAGTTAAAAACAAAAAAAAATTTTAATAAAGTATCACATAATGTCTAGTTTTGATATATTTTATAAAAAAAATAATAATGAAGAATTATTTAGCTATTTTTCAGATAATTCTGATAACCGAATTAAAAAAATGCAAAATTATATTCCTATTTATTCAAGGTTTTTCTCTCTACAAGAATCAAATAAACATACAATTAATTTAAATAATAAATATTCAATAAAAAAAATAAAAAAACAAGAATCCGATAATATATTTAAAATAATTGTCGAGTGCGATGATGCAAATAAAACGACTCATGTGAAAAATGCTTTTTTTAAATATTCACCTTTAATCGATTCAACGAAATATATGGCTGGAAAATATAAGGATATATCCAAAAATATTATATGTCAGCTTCCTAAATTAAAGAAAACCGTTTTAAAAAAATTAGATTGTTATGATAATTCTGCATATACTGATTCATTTTTCTCATATTTATCAAGTCGAGTACTACATACCTATAAATTTATACATGGTATTGATTTTTTCGGTTCTTTTTTAGGAATAAAAGAAAATTTTAAGGTTGATATAACAGATGAATTGGAGTATTTGTATGATTACGAATATTTTCATTTAAATAAAAATATTTTATTCAAAACGGATAAAATACATGAAGAATTATTGGACAATGATACAAGGAAAAATAGAAAAGATGTGGAAATAGGGAAAGATGTTGAAATAGAAATTCAAGAAATAAATAATGATATGTTCGAAGGTGTTTTTGAAACTTTGACTGAAAAAAACATAGAAAAACACAATCTTTTTATAAATGATATTAAAACATTAAATGTTGATTACGAAAGGACTACCGGTGTAGAACATAGCAAAACAAACAGTCTATGTTCTTCACGCGACTCCGACACCGATTCGAGTGATTCTGGTGGTTCTGGTGGTGATTCTGATTCTGGTGGTGATTCTGGTTCTGGTGGTGATTCGGGTGGTGATTCGGGTGGTGATTCGGGTGGTTATTCGGACGGCGATTCAGAGTTTTCTGATATAAAAAATGACATGGGTAATATTTTTGCAACCGTATTTGATTTCCCATGTCAAATTATTTGTTTAGAAAATTTAGAAAATACCATGGACCATCTTATCGAAGAAACGAATATATCGGAAAATCATTTAATATCTGGATTATTTCAAGTAGTAATGACTTTAATTGTTTATCAAAAATTATTTGATTTCACACATAATGATTTACATACAAATAATATTATGTATCAAAAAACTGATAAAAAATATATACATTATCGTTACAATAATAAATATTATAGTGTCCCAACATACGGGAAAATATATAAAATAATCGATTTTGGTAGGGCGATTTATAAATTTAAAGGAAAACAAATATCAAGCGATTGTTTTTATAATAAAGGTGAAGCAGCGGGACAATACAATTTTTCAATCTTTAAAAACAAAAATAAAAAAGAAATAAAACCAAATAATGCGTTTGATTTATCTAGATTGGGCTGTTCATTATATGACAATTATATTGGAGAAAATGAAATTAAAAGTCCATTGGAAAAATTAATAACTGAATGGGTAATGGATGACAATGGAAAAAATATTTTATATAAAAAAAATGGGGAAGAAAGGTATCCTGACTTTAAATTGTATAAAATGATTTCAAGAAAATGCACAACAAATACACCACAAGCACAATTAGATAAACCAGTTTTCCAAAAATTTATCACAAGCAAACGAAAAATCGGAAAAAAATCACCAGTTATTAATATTGATAAATTACCAATTTATATCTAATTTATATCTATTTTTTTTCTATTTTTTTCCAATTTTTTATAATTTTTTTATATATAATTTTTTTTTATATATAAAATTTTTTATTAAAAAGAAGGCGAGTCTGTGAAAACTTCTACTATCTTTTTATTTAAAGGGGAATCGCTTCCAAATTGCGATAATAAATAATGTCCAAATAAAACGGATATATATACAATAACCGAATCTCTTATTAAAATTTTCGGTGGAATTTCTTGTTTTGTAACGAAACGTATTTCAAAAAATTTTATAACTAAAAAAAGAGCACTGATAATAAGTCCGTTGAAATATAGTGAAGTCATTTTATATAAATAATATTTTAAAACATGTTATTTATAACGAATTATGTTAATACCTCGATATTACCTAAAATAGAAGATTTATTCATTTGTTTTAAAGGAGAAATATCTTGGAAATCACTTATATCTAAAGAAATATTTTCATCCGAAATTTTCAAAGGTTCGTCAAAATCGTCATCATCATCAGCTTCTTCATCTTTGCGTTTTTGAGTAGCTATCCTGCTTATTTCTTCCAACCTTTCATCCGTTTTCGGAGCATTTACGAAAGATGATTTGTTCGTACCCATATCCAATACATCATCATTATCATTGAAAGAAATAACTGTTTTCTTTGGTGTCTTTGGTGTAAATAATTTATCATTTTCACTAACTTCCTTTTCAACTTCCTTTTCAACTTCCTTTTTAATTTCCTTTTTTGTATTTTCATCTAAATTTTTTATTTTTTCTTCCGCTATTTTTATTTCATCTGCTCTTATTTCTTCCGCTTTTATTTCCGCTTTTATTTCCGCTTTTATTGCTTCTTCTTTTGCTTCAGCTTCTATAGTTTCGTCTAAATTTTTGATTGTTTCTTCAGCAACACTTGGGTTTTCTTTCAATTCAGGTGTTTCAACCTTTATTTCATTATCCGTTTTGACAATTGTAGGTTCGCTTGATTTTTCTAGATTTTTCTTAACTTCTTCAATCATATCTACAGCTTCACCGCCAGTTACTTCTTTTTCTAAAGTTTCTTCAATTATTTCTTCATGAACGGTTTCGTCCATATAGGCTCGTAAAATATTTTCAATAGGCATGGAATCTCTAATAACATTTAACATGGATTCCCTACATAAGATGTCACATTCTCTCATATTTTTTTGATAATCCAATGGCATTATATCTTTTTCAAAAAGATATATGTTACTGTATAATTTTCTGGCAAAGTTAATGTACACTTTGTGAATAAAATCATTTATACTTGGGATATCTATATCTATTTTTTTTTGGTTATTTGACACCCGAATACTTGTTAAGATTTTGACTTGTGAAATATGAACACAGGTTAATAAATCTTCTAAATAATTACATTTACTTTCTTTAATAATTCTATCCTTTTCTTCTGTTATAATATTTGCATTCCATCTTGGTACACGCGATAAAAAGTTTTGAAAAGTCATTAAATATTTATCGCCTTCTTCGTTTTCAACACATAATTCGAGGGCTTCGTTAAATATAGATTTAATACCCTGAATAATCAATGGTGAAAGGATATTTATCAAACGAGAAGAATATTCGTTTTTTGCTTGCGAAAGAACATTGAGATTATAATCATCCATTTTTTACATTGTTAAAATATTTTCTAATTTAATATTTTTCCGCATAAAATATATATAACAATACACAAACATCAAATTTTTTTCATTTCTAAATTCTCTCCTTATTTTGTCAAAATAAAACAAAAATTTATATTTATTTTCATCGTTCGAATTTTCTATTATTTTCATTATATCTAAAGCGGAATATCCTTTATCGTAAATATCACTTACAAATATATCCAAATCAACTAATTTGCTAAATGTATTATATAATTTTTTTTTCAACCATAATTCTCTTTTTTTATTATAATTATTTTCTATTTCGTTTTTATCGTCTAATTTGAATAAATTCTTTTTCTTATTATTAATAATAGGGTATGGTATATAAATATTACAAAATCTAGATAAAATAGGATTCAGTAAATTATCAATATTTTCAATAACGATAAAAAAACGTGTATTATGACTAAAATTTTCAATACATCTTCTTAATGCTGATTGTGCATCCGTTGTTAATTTTTCTGCATTAAAAAGAATAATACTTTTAAAAATTTTACCATTATTATTCTGCATATTCCTTTTTCCGAAAAATTTAATATCATCCCTTATAAATCTTATTCCTTTACAATGAGCACAATTAACGTACATAACGTACTCCTTTATTTTTTTAATATCATTTTTATAAATTTTTTTAATGAAATAATCCAAAATATATCTTTTCCCGGTTCCACAATTACCATAAAATATAATATGAGGAATTTTATGCGTTTTAATGAAATAATCTAATTTTTCTTTTAATTTTGTATGAATATTCAGTTTCGTTTTTTCCGTGGTTTTTAATTTATTTTTTGTGGTATTCATTTAAATAAATTTATATTGCAATTTTTAAACTTAAATTTTATTTATTTAATAAAATTTAATAAAAAAAGTATTTTTAAAATTTAAGCAATACTATTTAATGGTTTCGAATAAGGATTTTGATTAAACGCGTCAAGCATACTTGGTTGATTTCTACCACACGAAATGGAATTTTCTCTAACATTTTTCCCAGACATAGCGCCAATATTCCCAGAATTCGCCGTTCTTTTTGTAAAATTTGGATTAAGTTGGTCAGGCATTGAAGCCTTATTGGTAAGATTACATACATTTTGCGAAGCAGAGAATAAAGAACTGTTTCCTTGATTAAATCTATCAACTTTTGACAGTATTTCTTTATTTGGGTTTAGGTTGGCATTATATTCCGCATTATATACGCGTGATTTTGGTTTGTTTGCCGACGAAGAACCGGTATAAGGTACTGTTGTTGTATCTCTATGTTGGTCAACGGGTGTATGTTTACTGGTTATGTGAGCATTATTATAATTTTTACCACCCTGTGTAACGTAATCGTTTCTAATCGTTTGTTCTTTGATTGTAGTTCTAGCTTTATCAGCTGGATTCCAAATAACGTTATTGCTAACACTATATGCACCACTTGCATTACCCATTGGTCTCATATTTCCAACTACATTTTGTTTCCTAGATGGTCTTAATACATCTAAAATTGGTGCTACCATAGCTTTAAAACCCCGTGAAACAGGACCTAATTCTTTTTGTTGTTTTGTTAAATTTCTGGCATTCGCTAAAGGACGATACCCTTCTTGCTGCACTTCACGCATATCTTTTCCTTTAACATCCCATCCATCTCTATCTGTAGCAACACCCATATTGAGAGGTTTAAACTGTGGTTTTTCAGAACGCTGGAAGTTTTGTTCAACATATGTTCCACCACCGTCGGGTACACCTGCTCCATAGTATTCCCTTGTTTGGTAAGCTCTGTTTTCTGGTTTTAATGTAATTGTACCACGTGCTTTTTGTGCTTTTTCAGCACCAGTCGTTGTTAACCATCTATCTTCACTATTAATGAAAAAGGTGTCGGGTTGATTCTTTTCAACTTTACCATGAAGTCCTAATTGATTTGGTTTATAAGCACCCAAAACTTGTCCCGAATAGGTTACTTTTGGATTGGTAGCAACTCTTAATTCATCAATGTTTTTGGGTCTCCAACTATCCCTTGCTTCCATACCCGAATTAAATCCGCCTTCACCTTTATTCGAATAACCTTTATTTAATCCCGGGCCTACACGGATTTCTTCCCATGGTTTTGTATTATTCATTTTTTGAGATACAACATTTCTCATTCTTTTTTGAATAAAATCACTCGTAGATGGCATACCATGAGACCAGGCCATGTTTTTCTTTGGTTTAAAAAGAGGTGCTTGACTTTGTTTTGCAATTTCTTGTGTTCCAGAACCAGTGTATTTATCTAAAATACCTTCATTGGTGCCGGTTGTTGATTGTGTAACACTTGAACCGAAATAAGGTACTTGATTATTATGCGTCATTTCCCCTAATCTTTTTGTTTCGCCAGTCAAAGAGCTATACGTTTGATGTTGTTCTTTATTCGACATTTGTAATGTTTCATAATTGCCGGGGTTGTAATAATTATCCGCCGTGTTTTTCTTTCCTGCGTAATCATTTACATTTTTTTCCAATTCTTTTCTATCTAAAATGGGATAATTTTTAACAGGTTTATTCATGTTTGGTAAGTTTGATTTATGCATTTTATTAAAAGCTTCTTTAAAAGATGTTTTTTCTTTTTTTTGGTTTGATAAAATATACATAATACCTAATGCGGCTAAAGGAATCACATATGCCATTATTTATATATATCATATATTTATATTTTTTTTGAATAAATATAAATTAATTATTAGATTAATGATTATTGGATTAATTATCAATTAATGTTGAACATGGATAATCTGGTGTATAATTATCTCGTTCAAGTAATCGTGTGTTAATATTATTATTGAAATGTTTGCATACATTTTCTTGTGGGTCCAAAAGTAGTGGGTACCTGTGATTTTGTTCTAAATCTCTATATAACCAAGATGGATGTGTAGCCCTTGTTTGGTCAGTAAAACACGTGTCGTTGCTTTTATAATTTACATTATATGTTTTTACCGTTTTTTGTGGGAATTTGGAATCTTTGCAATATTTCTTCATCTTTCTTCCTACATTCTTTAAATCGCTATCGATGTCAATCGGGTGTCCATTATAAACACCCATTAAATTACCACCCCATTTTTGCATACGAAGTTGTGGATCATTAAATACACTTGGTTTGTCGCCTGCATTACCAGGTACATTTAATAAATATCTACATGCACCAGTAGCTTGTTGGAGGTTTTTTTGAACTCTACATGAATCATAATTATATCTTGTAAATGCCATACTTAAATTATATAAATATATTTTTTTTAGATTTTTTTTCTTTTTTTTTCTATTATTTTTATAATCCAGCATCGGATACTTTCTTTTCTAAAGCTTCTAACCTTGTAAGTAAATTAGTGTTTTGACTTTCTAAAGCTGCTACCTTTTGTTGAAGAATAATCTGATTTTTGTCTATTTGTTGCGTGGCGGCAAAATTGACTGTAAATAATTTAGATTTGCTTAAAATATGAAAATCATCCACCCATTTACCATAAACATACACTTTATCATATTGTTTATCGCATGTAAAATAACCGTTTTCGTCTTTTTCCAATTCTACAGTTTCCACTTTATCTCCGTTTAACATTTTGAATTTATATTTTGTTCCAGATAAATCATTAACCATGAATTTATATTTTGTTACTGCACTATCGTCTGTTGTTTCAAAAGTTTCAAATACAACTGATACTTCGCGCATTTCATCTGGTAAATAATCACCTTGTATCTGAACTGCCACAGGTATTACTTCCTTTACTTGCTGTGAAATGAATCCAATAGTTTTTCCCTCGCTGTAGTTCTCTTTGTCAATATAATCGTAATACATCACATCTATTGCTCTTAATTGTTTGAGTGCTAAATCATCATTAACTTCTACGATATTCTGTTTGACTCTTCTATCAGAAGTTACGTGAATACCAGAATTACCAGAGAACCACACAGTTCCTTCTACTTTAAGTCCCAGATTTCTGTTATACGCACTTGCGTATCCTGCGCCGTGTCCGCCGTTATACCAATATCCTGCTCCTGCTGCTGTATATACAGAACTCGTGGTAGCTATATGGAGAGGACATACAGGCGAAGTAGTGCCGATGCCAAGTCTGTTATTTCTCCAAACCAAACTGGTGGATACAAGTGCGTGTGCATAGCTGGCGTAGGAATAATTCGAAAACGTTATATAACGTGTAGAGTCAGATGAATTAGCACTGTATTGCAACACAGAGCCTGATGAACCTGATGAGCCTGATGAGCCTGATGAGCCTGTCACGTTGCCTGTCACATTGCCTGTCACATTGCCTGTCAAGTTGCCATTAAAAGTCCCAGCTGTAAGGATATTGGTGCCAGGGTTAAATCTAAATAAATTTGAATAATATAGATAAGGTGAGCCAGAGCCCGACGTGGAACCAACATGTAAATTAGTATTAACGCCTGTATAATTAGAAGGTATTACCCCTAATTTCGCATTGTTCGTTGTGATATTACTTGATTGTGTTCCAGTAATACCTGTTTTCGCAGTATTAATGTTAATATTATTGGCTTGTGTCCCAGTAATACCTGTTTTCGCATTATTAGTTGTGATATTACTTGATTGTGTTCCAGTAATACCTGTTTTCGCAGTATTAATGTTAATATTATTGGCTTGTGTCCCAGTAATACCTGTTTTCGCATTATTAGTTGTGATATTACTTGATTGTGTTGGAGTTATACCGGTTTTACTTGTGTTTGTGGTGATGGCAGATGTTTGTACCGGAGTTATACCTGTTTTGTCTGTGTTTGCAGTAATAGCGGAAGCTTGTCCAGAAGTTATCACAACCTTTTCTGTGTTTGCAGTAATTGCCAAAGCTTGTCCAGAAGTTATACCGGTTTTACTTGTGTTTGCAGTAATCGCCGAAGCTT